CGGGATCGAATTCACCATTTGCCATGGCTAGATGTCCTGGGTCTCAATCGCGCCGCCAAGCGCGAGAATGTTGACGATGTACGGCCGCGTCACCTGCCAGCACAGCATGCCGTCAAAATCGTAGTCATTGCGGACGGCATCGCGCCATACGCCAGTGAACTGCTGCGTGATGATGTAATTTTTCCCGCTGTCCTGGCGGAAAATGGCCGGGAACAGATTGTTGAAATCGACGCCGAAAAAAACGCCCTGGGTGCCCTCGAGCTGCGCTATGATGTAGTGGTTGCGGCGCTTCTTGCCGAACGCCGGTCCCGAGCGCGCACCGCTCTCCTCGCGCGCGTGCGGGCGCACAATCTGGCCCTGCGAGCTATAGGTGAACCCGACGAGCCCGACTGGATTGGCAAGCCAGCTTGCCGCGGTGAATAGGCCGTTCGCGGTGCCGCCGGCAATGCCGTCGCCATACGGCACGGTGATCGAGCCGTTCGCTACCGTGTAATCGCCGCAGTCCATGCCGGCGAGCCAGGCCGTGACGGTCTTGCCGTTGAGATGCCACAGCCCATTGAGCGTCAGCCCGCCGTAGGGAGCCGGCACCGTGTTGCTGCTCGACGTCGAGCTCGGCGCCACGGCATCATCAAGGAAGTTTGCCTGCACCAGGCTGGCGCCTTCCTCGAGCGTATCACCCAGCACCACAACCTGGGAGAAACCGGTCAGCTTATCCAAAGTCACGAGCGTGAGGGCATCGAGATTGCCGCCCTGGCTCGGACCGGTGCAGATGCTGGTCACGCTGTAGCCGGAGCCAAGCGCGTGCAAATGGCCGGCCTGCAAGGTTGGACCCTGCGAGGTCATCAAAGTATCGCGCTTGTAGGTCCATCCGGCGAGTGTGCCATTGCCCAATCGCGCCCACACAATCGGATTGAGTTCCTGCTGATAAGCAATCTCCTGTACGCCGGGAATGGTGAGATGCTTGCTGTAGTACGTAATATGCGGCGCAGTGAATTTGCCGGAGAATACATCGGCAAAATATTCCATGATCTTGCGCTGAAACTTCTGGACGAAAATCGTCGTGTGCTCGGATCGCCGCGGCTCGATGTTGGCGCAGCCAATCGTCGTGACGCGCCGCGCCGAGATGTTGAACGGCGAGATCGGCCCGGCAGTGGGTGCCACTACCACCCATTCGCCGGCGCGGGTGCCGCAGATGACACCCTGCAGATCAGGGATCATCCAGAAGATCGGATTTGCATCCGGGGCGTTGAACACGATGGAGATCGCCGAGGAAGCGAGCACATTGCCGTATTGATCGGTCGGAGCAAAATTGACCGCCGTGCTCGGCTGGATGACCTGGCCCGATGAGAACGCCTGCAATGGCACGCTGACGTTGGTCGGCACGCCGTTGGAGGTGCAGCTATCAATACGATTGGGCAACACGCCGGAGAGCCACATGCGGCCGTCGCTATAGGTGCCGTTAGTCGGCCAGCCGGTGGTGTCGGAATAGAGCCCGAGCCGCCAAGTGCGGATCGCACTCGTATAGAGCAGCGCCGGGCCGAGCAGTTCTACATTGACGGCATTGCTCGCAGTCGTAGGCGTTGTGGGATTGAAAAACAGAACTTGTGAGTCATAGATCGCGAGCGTCTCGTTCGTGGCATAATAGCCGGGAAACGCCGTAGAAAGGATTTCTACCCACACATAATTCCAGGTCGTGACTTGGTCGTTCGAGACGATCGTGATCGCCGAAGTCGTATTTCCGATCGGGCCGATACTGCCAAGCAACGTGCCGTCCGCAGAGTTTGCCGGCGCTGTTGCCTTGGCACGCAGATTGATAGTGACCGATGGCGTAAAATTGGGATGGAGATTGTATGGGACGGTTGTGTAATTGCCATAAGAAATTCCGAGATCACTCGACGGATAGATTGTTACGTGATCAATGGCTTGCGCACCGGCGCCAGTATAATTCATGCCAACATAGCCACTAACGGAAAATATGGTGCCGGGCGGTGCTAGGAAATTCCAGGTATTCTGAACGCCAGTAGAGGCACTCGCCGGCTTTGGATAGATGCCATCGAACGAGGCCGCCAATGTGAGCATGCTGCCAAAAACAACGGCGCCGGCGATCGAACCGCTGATTGCGTTGGCAAGCGAAGTGATCTTGCCCCATGTCCAGATGGCGGGTGAGGAAGTGCCGCCCTGATTAAGCAGCTGCCAGTTGGTAAGATCGGCACCGGGTGGATGGCCGATGTTGCCGGCCAGCAGCGATTGCCAATAGGTCGTTTGCCCGGGCAGCCCATTTGGATTGTAAGAAATTACTGCGCCTTGGGCATAAGTTGAGCCCGCGGTCCATAATGCCGGCTCCGAGAACAATCGCACGAGACGGCCGACATCGCTGCCGAGAAACCCCTGGCCCGCATTGATGCCGGCGCCGGAAGGTACCGGTTGCCACTGTGCCGGATTGCCCGCGGGCGTAATACCGACGTTCTGGTCAATCAGGCTCTCATAGTTCGACCCAGCCGAGGTAACGAAGGCGCCCTTGGGATAGGCGGTGGTCGAGTTCCACGCCGGATACGATAGCGAAAGAACAATCACGCCGTTTGTGGCGGACGGATTGGCTTGCACCCCGTTCGTGAAAGGATCGAAATAGGGACCATCATTGAAAGCCGCCGGCGCTAATGTGAAAACGGCCCCGATGGTTGGTGTGGGTTGCACAAACACGCTAAGCGCCTGCGGCCGATGCAGGCCATGCAGTAGAAAGCTGATGGTCTCGGTCTGCACCGAGCGCACATCGGCCCAATGCCCGCCGATGTAAGGCGTGGGAAAGTCCATGATGCGGTTGACATAGCCGCCGCTGGCAGCACCGAGTGCTGAGCCATCGATCGACAAGCCGGTGATGCCGTCTGCGAGCGAAAACTGGGTGCTACTAATTTTTGTTAGAACAAACACTCGGTTCTGCAGTAACGGGCTCGAATTGCCCACAAAAAAAACCTGATCGCCGGTTGCCCAACTTGCAGGCGCAGATAAAACGAGCACGGCCGGATTGGCGCCCGTTATAGTAAACGAAGATACCGTCTGATCGGGAATAATGGAAAGACTACTGCGCATGCGCAGATGGCCGTCGGTCAGCTCGAGCGTATAGGGAAATTGTTGCTGAAAGGCGAAACTAATCACCCGGCCCGGAAGCCCATTGCGGGTGAACCCGGCAAACAGCGTGCCCGGCCGCCGCACGATCGCTTCCTGCTCGGTCGGGATCAGATTTAGGCAAACATTAAGCGCAGTGCGATATTTCTGATCGTGATAACGACCTTGCGCAAATTTGCTCCAGACGCCGCCAGAGAAGCCTGATTGAACGTATGATGCATCGGCCACGGCAGTCAGTACCGTGTCGAGATGTAATCATCCATCGGCGGCTCTTCGGCACCGATTTCGATGGCGTTACGCAGCCGCGCCTCGCCCATCCGCTCCTTGTAGGTCAGCTTGATGCCCTGCAGCTTGGCGGTGGACTGGGTGAGCGGTTCGCACACTTCCTCGGCAATGCGTGCCGCCAGCCCCTCGCAGAACATGTCATCCATACGGGTGACGTCGGTGAAGTCGGCGACAAAGCGGAATACGATGGTCGCGCTGTCCTGGGTGACAATGAAATCATTCTCGATGTTCCAATCGCGGTACATCAGCCCTGACGGTGCGCCGAGAAATGAGATTGAGCCGGCCTTGGGATCCTGGCCAACCGGACACAGATAACCGGCCGGCAGGCGGTACATGTTGCGGTTCGCCGCCATCTGGCCATTCATGCCGCTGACTGGGCCAGAGTTAAGCGGATAGCCGATCGGGATGCTGGCGAGCGCGACGCCGAAGGCCGTGGCCGCGCCGCCGATCTGGCTCCACTGCGAATTGCCGGTGCCGATGGCGAAGTTGATCGCCCATATCAGCAGCCAATGCACGTTGTTGTCGCCGACCGGGTTGTTCGCGATATTGCCGTTGATGGTCGAGAGATAGACGTTGTTGTCGCTGCCGGTCACCAGCGCGTCCTCGGCGTAGGTCGTGCCGCCGTTCCAGGCGGCATTGCCAATCGGCGAGTTGTCGAAGTTAAGATCGATGGTGCTGGTGGCAAAGGTGCCGTTCGTGACCGCGACCCAGAACGCGGAGCTCGGCACATCGGGGATGTTGCCAGTGTTGTTGTTGGCGATCGACAGCCACATTGCGGCGTCGAACATCACGAAGCTGCCGATCGAATAAGTGTTGCCGATGGTCCATTCCAGCACCGGCGAGCTTTGCGGCTGCTGCAGGAACGTATTGCCGAAGATCGGCACCGCCTGCGACTGCAGGGTCAGCGTCGGCTGCAGCGCCCATTGCGTGGGCGAACTCGACGGAACGTGGTTGAGGTTGCCGGCAACCAGCGAGCTGTAGGTGTTGCCGTCGGTGTAAACGATGGTCTGCCCTTGCGAATAGGTGGTGAGGCTCGACCAGGCCGGGAACGCCTGCACGGTCTGCGCCTTGAAATAGGTGGTCGAGTTCGACCACTGGTTGGGCAGCGCCGGATGCACGGCGTTGGCGTTGACGTTGCTGTAGTAGACGTTATAGGTGCCGTCGCCGGCCGCGGTGTAGACGATCTCGCCGGCAAAATAAGCCTGCGAGCTGTCGTAGAGGGAAACCGAGAGCGGGCCGAAATAGGGCTCCCAGGCGTAATCGGTCCCGACCTGGCCGGGCTGGATGCTGACGTTGTTGGCGACCAGCGAGCGCCACGGCGCGTTGTTTTGATCGATGACGATCGAATTTGGATAGTAGGTCGCAGACGAGCTCCACAGCGACGGCGAAAGCAGCATGGCGTTGCCGTCGATGGCGCGCAGCGCCGCCTTCTTAATCGCGAAGCGCCAGCCGTTCCGGCGCAGCTCGGCCCGGCGCAGCTTGCCGTAATTGAACGAGACCTGCTGGGCGCGCTTGCTGTTCTCGGTGAAACCCAGCGTTGTGTCCA